CAATTACAAAAAATACTATTGCATAGAAAATCGTATTTTCATATTTAACACTCATATACTCTATATGAATATTTTGTTACAAAATTTGCGTAGTTCTTTCGCATCAACATCATTTGAACTTACTACAGAAATTATTAAATTTGTCTTTCTAAAATACTCACGAGCCAATGCATTCAATTGTTCTATTGTAATGTTTTTAATATGAGTTTCTAATATTTTTTGAAATGGAATTATGTTTGACTTTTTGTAATGCCGTGAATTGTCAGTATCTCTCACAAAAACTAAATGCTCATACCCATTATGCTTTGCGAGAGTATTGGAATTTTCACATAACACATGATAATGTCCTCTAATACGACTTTTTGCTATATGAAATTCCTCTTCTGTTACTCCTTCGGTAGATATATTCTTAAACATTAATAGTACAATTGAAAGTACCTTTCGTAAATTTTTATCTTCACACTCTGTTGAAACTGAAAAATATCCTGTAAATTCTTCTTCTTCAGAAATGGCAGATGCACCATAAACTATATTTGCATTCTGTCTCAACAATGTAAATAATCTTCCACTCATTCCATTCAATACATTTGATAAAAGTTCAAACATGTATTTTTTATCTGAATATTGATTAACAGTCCTAAATCCTACGATAAGTTGAGTATTTACAGTACCTTTCTCAGTAGTTGTAATTATATCGATATTAGTAGTATATGGTATATTATTTTGAACAGGAAAATCTAGACCTCTATTTGGTTTGTCAACATTTTTCCGGAAATTTGGTTTTGTTAAACTACTTTTAAATAATATCTTTTTCCAAAAATGATCGGATTCGCTTGAAACAACACTCAGTACTAAATTTGATGGCTGATAAAACCATTCGTACCATTTTCTTAAAGTTTTATGCGTAATGTTTTTCCGATTTTGTTTAAAGCTTATATCATCAATTGGATACTCAAATGAACTATTCTTATAAAGCAAATGATCGAAATTTAGTTGTGCGATCCTTCCGTAATCATTTAGCATATTTCTAGTTTCTTGTTCAATTATTTTTCTTTCATTTTTTACAGTTTCCTCTGTAAATGAAGAATTTTGCATAACATCTGTGTACAAGTCTATAATCCGTTGAGCGTGTTGAACGTGACACTTTACATAAAAACATGTAAAACGTTTTGTAGTATAAGCATTAAATACTGTGCCAATACGATCGTATTCTTGGAAAAGCATTTTTGGTGTTCGTTTTTTCGTTCCCTGAAATAATAAATGTTCTAGAAAATGAGCTATTCCTCTTAATTCGTCTGTTTCAAAAGATGAACCTATATCGCAAAATAAATGTATTGTACATAACGGTAATTTGTGGAGAGATTTCTGATGTACAAAATGAAATCCATTTGGATAAACTGTTTTTTGAATATCTTTCATTTTATAGCTAAAATACTGAATATAAAATGAAACAACATAATAATTACTGAGGACACGTTGAACCAACTTCCAAAGGAACACGCGATACGTCTGCTTCTATCGTACTTTGGTTCCATGGTCCAGTATCTCCTTTCTGAATAACTGGATCTGACCGTAATTGTTGATTTGCATTGCGAAGAGTCTGTGATATAGCCCCTTGATGAATACCAACTTCTAATAGGTTTGTTGATATAGGGTTTCCTTGACTAGTTGGATTCAATGCAGACCATTCGCTATTTGTGTCTTGAGGTAGAAGATCTGTTGCACTACCAGTAATTTTTTCATTATACGATGAACCTAAAACACCATCAGTAAAGTTTTCTACTTTCTGTAGTTCTTCCTTTTTTTCGTCTTTTTCTTCGCCTTTACTTAGAAGATCCAATGGACTTGTCATAGTATCAACTGTTGTAACCTTACCCCTGGAATAGTACATTAAAAATGCTGCCAATAAAACAAAAATGACTATTATCATCACACGATCTTTTGTAAAAAATTTTTTCAAACCGGTCATTAACCCAGACATGATTTCTGTATATAAACCTCAGATAAATTATTTGTTATTATTCTTTTCCATTTTTGCTAAAATATTATGAACCGAATATCTCACAACGTTTTTAATTCGTTTTCTTGATCTTTCATCTCTTCATCATCTGAGAATGCCTGATCTATAAAATATTCGTTTTTGATTTGTTTTGCCGACATGTAGGCAGCAATTGCTAAATCTCTAGCAATTTGAGCTTTTCTTTTCGCTTCTTTGTACATCTCATAATGCGCCTCGCTTGGATTTTTTATTTTAATGCATGATTCATCATCAGTTGGTAGATCCAATGTTACTTCGCAAAAATCAGGATCTCTATTATCTTCTTCTGTTTTTGCTAAAGATAAATCGTTTGAATTATCCTCAATGTCAAAATTGGTTTCTTCGTTTTCCTCTTTCTCTATTGTTTTTTCATTTTGATCATCTTCATTATCATTATCATATTCATCTTCATCTTCATCTTCATTGTCGTCTTCATGTACTAATGTTACAGGAATCTGTTCAGAATTTATTTTGTAGTCATCATCTACTTTGTCATTTGTTAGTTGTAGTTCATCATTAATACTTTCGATTGTTTTTGTTGATTCTTTTGCTAAAGCTTTTGTGAAAAGGCATTTTTCAAACAAATTCTTTGGTTTGACAACTAACATTTGTTTTACTTCGATTTCAATTTGAAAAGATCTTGCAGAGCAACGAATACCTTGTATTTCAATAATCGTCATAACATCAGTGCCTTCTTTTACTTGTTCTAAAGGTACGTCTTGCTCATTTTCATCGAAAATCTTTAAATCACATTTTTTCAATCGCAAAGGAACGTTTGCTCTAACTATATGAAACTTTCCAGACTTGTATGTTTTTGAAGGTGCCACAAAAGAGTTTTCAATATCCACCATAGTCAATCCAGGTTCAAACCATCTATCTTTGTGAGAAAATATTTGTTTATGACAATATGTTTCTAAAGATTCTAAAAATTCCAAAAAAACTTCGTCTTCATGTTTAAATACTAAGTCACAAAACATTTTTTTCCCAGAACTTAATATTCCTTGTTTAGTGGAACATTTTGGTGGTTGAATATAAACTGGTTCTTGTTTCTTATTTAAAATTCTTATGAAATAATTTCCTCCGTTGAGAGAAGTAGGTGATACTAACGACAAACTAGAAAAGTCAAACGCAGATGTAGGTTCTATAATATTGTCCATATTGTATTAAATAAAGAAAACGTAAAAAAAGATGGAACGCAGGCAATCATTTACAATGATGAATTCGTTAATAATAAATGTTATTTTTCATTGTATTTAATAAATATGAAATCACTACTAGATGAATGTGTCAATTACTGCAAAACAGATGAAGCTAAACGGCACATGAAGGATTCTATAATATCACCAATTGGTAAAATTATATACCAAGAACTATATCTTTATGTATGGTTGATTTGTTTTTACCATATTTTCCTTGTTTTCTTAATATTATGCATTATCATTATGCTTCTTAGACAATATAGAATGACTTCTATTGCATTTTTATCGAAATAGCTAAACTATTATGAATCGCATTTACAACAAATATAAACGTTTTTTCATTCGAATAATAACGTTAATGTCTATTCAAACTTCTACATTATCACAAGATATAAGTAATTATATTCGATTGGATGACGAAATACAAAGCTTTCAAGAAAAGTTGAGAGAACTAAAAGAAAGCAAATCCAAACTTCATGACAAAATTACAGAAAATATGATAAAACAAAATATAGTTAATAAAACAATAAGCATTGGATCTTCTAAATTATCTATTATAGAAAAAAAGCAATACTCTTCTCTCACATTCTCATATTTAGAGGATACTCTTTCTAAAATTATTCCTGACCAAAATCAAGTAAGTTACGTAATAAAATACCTCAAAGAAAACCGTTCTATAAAAACACACAAGGAAATTAAAAGAACTTGATTTTATTCCTAAATATTTAATAAATTAAATCATCTTCTCGTTTTCCTATTTTTTCGAAATGTTTTCTTGTCTTTTTTTTTAGTTTTTTTCTTTTGAATTCCATTTTGTTTTTTATTTAGCGATTTCATTTTGTCTACTTGTTTGTTAAATAAAACATTTTGAAATAACTTTTCAAAACGATTGTGTTCAATTGCATTTACTTTAGTAACATCGGTGTCTTTACAGTCATCTATAATTACTGGTTGTATATCTGGAAGCTGAAGCCCAAATGGAACACATAAATCTCCAATTAACATAATAACTTATTATACAATATTCTTACAAAACGAATTTGTACGTTTTAACAAGTTTTAGCTAGCACCGGCACGAGCAAGCGCCATAGGAACCATTGCTCGTTTTCCGTTGTTTGAAAAAAAGTTCTTATATGCAGTCAAGTTTTCGTCATGTACATGGAATTTGTATGGAATAATTTGTACAGAATGGTCCATTATTAAACTTTTAAAATCATCTTCTTTTATGTTTTGATATTCTGGATCTGTATCTGGTACAAAATCATGCGTAACCATCATTAATGATTCCACGTTTGTAAAATTCAATTCATTTTTACTAGTAGTTAAAGATAATTCACGTTTTTCTGTTTCTGTAAGAGTATTGTATATTTTTTTTGACGGTAAATCAGATGTTGAACTGTACATGTTTGTAAAATCATCAAGAATATCGGTTATTCTAGTGTCTGTAATAGATTGTATATAATGCTTGTCAATTATTACAATAATTCTGTTTTTCAGTTCAGAGAGTATAGTATCTGAATCAACTAATCCATTGTACTGTTTTGTCTTGATGTTGTTTTCTATACATTGGTAAATGTCCTTTATTGCTTCAATATTTTTGGTTCGTATTCTTAAATGAATAAATAACGGATCATTACCATTTGGTGCAGAAACTTGAGATGAAACAATTTTTTTGCAAATATCACTGAATAATATTGTATCTAGTGAATCAATTGATTGGTTATTTCCACTATAACTATCTTCAGAATACCCTACTTGTGCATTTATTTTTTCATTAGAATCTTGTATATCGTAAATTTCAAAATCCAAGAAACGGACCCCTTCCATCATTACATTTTCAAGTTGAGATAATGAAACATTTCCATTTGAATTCACGCATGAATTCCATGAACTATAAATAAAATGTTCTTTCAAAGGATATCCGTATTGTTCTATTGGTCTTATACTTGCCATTGTAAATGTCTCTAAAACTCCAAAGTTTTCAACCAAATCATCTGGATTCATTGAGAGAAGATCTTGACGCCTTGCTATTAATCTGTAAAGAATATACAAACTTATCATAATTGCAATGAGAAGTAATATTTTTTTTAGTGAGGGAATTTCCATTTTATATTTAACTATAAATTATATAATAGAAATATATTTTATAAAGAAAACAATATGGCTGGAGGACTATTGAATTTAATTGCGGAAGGCGGTGCAAATGTATTTTTGACAGGAGAACCTACTAAAACATTTTTCCAGGCTACCTACAATAAGCATACAAATTTTGGATTGCAGAAATTTAGAATCGATTACAATGGTACAAGAGATTTACGATTGACTGAACCATCTATTTTTAATTTCAAAATTCCAAGATACGCGGAGCTTCTTATGGATACTTATTTAGTAATGGGGTTACCAGATATTTGGAGTCCAATATACCCTCCGATATCCAAGGTTTTGGAAGATGGAGAAGTTATGAATGAAGGACAACATAACGACAATAAATGGGTTCCCTACGAATTTCGTTGGATAGAAGATCTAGGTGCCCAAATGATACAAGAAATAGAAATACGTTGTGGATCTTTTGTTCTCGCTAGATATGGAGGTGATTTCATCAGTGCTATGGTAGATAGAGACTTTACAGATCAAAAGAAAAACGCTTTTAAGAAAATGTCAGGTAATGTACCTGAGCTAAACAATCCTGCATTAGCCCATGGTAGAACAAATACATACCCAAATGCTTTCTACAATCCAGCTGATCCACCAACTGCCGGTTTAGAGCCATCTATACGTGGTAGAAATATCTATGTACCGATAAATTCATGGTTCTCTATGGACAGTAGATGTGCTTTTCCACTAGTCTCTGCTAGATATAATGAACTGGAAATTTCTATTACAATTAGACCAATACAAGAATTATTTCAAGTGAGAGATGTACTTGATGTGAATACTGAATATTTCTATCCATATGTCAAGCCAGATTTTAATAAAGACCAGTTTCAAATGTACCGATTTCTTCAAAATCCTATGAAACAATATATTGCAAAAGCACTAGATGACGACGGCAAGTATCCATCTGATAGTGGTAATTATCCACTGGGTTACGGTGAATCAGATCCAGATGCATACCAAAATCGTGTAAATGTATGGAACGCCGATATTCATTTATTGAGTACGTATGCGTTTTTGTCAAAGGAAGAAACAACCAAATTCGCACAAGAAGATCAAGTATACTTAGTAAAAGAAGTTCATACGTATAAACACGAAAATATTCACGGAACTAAAAAAGTAAAGTTAGATACAAATGGTATGGTATCCGATTGGATGTGGTATTTCCAGAGAAATGATGTGAATATGCGGAATGAATGGTCAAATTATTCGAATTGGCCTTATAAAAATATGCCAGGAGATGTGCAAACACCTCCGATTGCTCTTCTTTTGCATCCTAGAAACGAAAGAGATATCGCGTATAATACTGGTTTTTATATTAGTGGTAATCATAACGTTGAAAATCGAAAAGAAATAATGCAAAGTATGGGAATTGTTCTAGATGGAAAATATCGAGAAAATACATTGCCTCGTGGAGTTTTTGAATACATTGAAAAATATGCGAGGACTAGTGGATTTGCACAAGAAGGAATATTTTGCTATCAGTTCTGCATGGACACTAATCCACGGATATATCAACCTTCTGGTGCTATTAATTTAGGCAAGTTTAACAATATAGAATTAGAGTTTATTGTAAATACACCTGAAATAGATAAAACAAGATCAGACTACCAAATCATCTGTAATGCAGATGGTGTTCCAATTGCCACAAATAAATCAAATTATAGATTGTATGAATATACCTATAATCTAGTTGTTTTTGAAGAAAGATATAATATTGTATCATTTATTGGTGGTCATTGTGGATTAATGTATGCTAGGTAATTTATTTCCTATAAAATAGTTTATTATAGGAAATAAATATATATTTCAAAATAAATGAATAGTGTTGCCAAACCAAATGAAAGTAAATCATTGGAAAATAGAATTAAAAAGATATTTGCATCACGTGTAAAAAATAATTTTAAAAATATTGAAACTTTTGAAAATATTCATGAGCCCTCGACTGTTCCATCTCGAAATAATAAACAGATCGAAGGTTTCACTTCTGAGACTGCAGATGAATTGGAAAAAGTTGATGAAAGCATTCAAAACACATTGCCTATAGATTTCGAAAACGAACCTTCGTGGAAAAGAGATTTTAAATTTATATCCGAAATTAAACCGAAAGATCTTGGAAAACCAAAAACTTGGCAAAACATCACACGACTTGTATTGTTTTTTTATCCTTTAATGTCGGAACAAATTATTGGCAGTTTAACAAGAGGTTTTGATACAAATAAAGGGAAAAGTAAAAACCGAAAAAACGATCAAGAAGTGCTAACACATTCAGCTTACGAAGCTGGATACGTTGTGATCTCAATCTATTTTGCTCATTTGTTTTACTGCAGAATGTATTGTAATGACATTTGTAAATTTTTCTCAATTGATGAAATTATTGACAACTTTTTATCAGGATTTATGAAAAATAGTGACGAAACGAAAACCTCAAGTACAGAACAAAGCGGTGGTAATTTTGTAAATGATGATGTTGCTGGTTCTACTAGTGATATTGCTAATTCTGCTGCTGGTATTTCAAACGAGCCTAATATGATCATCAGAGCAATAAAAGATTGGTTGTTACTTTTTTTACTTTTTGCACCAAGAGGTATTTATTTCTTTTTTGAAAACATATTGAAAAAACTTGTCGGTTATTTGCCATTTGTAGAATATCATACTCTTAATTTTTTCATTTTTTTCATCATTTCATATTTCCTCGTTTACACATTTTTGGGAAAAATTTCTAATATGTTACTTGGTATTTTTGAATGGAAAGCAAATCCAATTACTTATTTGTTTATTTTGATTGGATTTTTTTCATACTATATAAGCATGCCAGATGAGGTCAAGAAACTAGCGGCATTAAGTACTTTAGGATTTTTGGTAGTCGCTCTACTTCATCTTATGGTATCTTTGTTTTTAGCTCCATTATGTCAATTAATTCTTGTTATGTACTTGTTTTACGTTGTATTTGGTTCGCCAGAAAACATAATAAATGCATTTAAAGCAATTGTTTCTGGAAGTACGCCAGACTTCTTTAACAAAGTTCATGAAAAGTGCTCTGAAAAATATAATGAAATTAATGTTTTGAAAGAGCGAGGTAATACGGTAGATGTAAATCTAGCACTAGAATCACTTTTATATTATCTAGATGTTTTTGCTTACAAACATGGTTATACGTTTTTCAGCACGTTTATTGCAATCCTTTTTTTCTTATTCAAAACAATTCAATGTGCGATTGAACTGAAAGTACCAATGATAAAAACGGTTTTTTCAATAGTAACTGCATTTATTACATTAAGTGTTTTTCTTACGTATGTTCTCAAAAACAAAGAAAATTACTTTACGGCCAATGCCAATACAATTTTTAACAAACAATCTAATTATCGAATTGTTCAACAAGATAATTATCCGCATATTACGGACAATGCATATTTATACCAGTGAAGATTTGAAATGGGACGCCCTGAAAGGGCGTCATTTCAAAACGTTACTGGGGTCTGACCCTCTATGATTTGAAATGTCCCATTTTAAATCTTCGAGGGTTTAAATAAACCAAATGATATTTTTTCATGATTATTAACAAAATGTAATAACAAAACAGCTTTGTCTGCATGTGTTATAAAATAAATTCATATTTTATAACATTCATGAAAATTACGCGGAACACATTTCGCATGCCGGTTCTTGTTCTTGTGGTACTGTGCGTTTCTCAGGTTCTATTGTAAATTGTTGAGCATGGTGTCTTGGACGTCTCCGTAAATAATAAATTCCAGTTTTCAATCCTTTATTCCAACTATAAAAATGCATTGATGTCATTGAATTATAGTTAGGATCTTCCAGCCATAGATTTAGACTCTGACTTTGACATATAAATGCTCCTCTATCAGCAGCCATATCAATTAAATCTTTCATAGGAACTTCCCATACTGTTCTATATTTCTCGCGTGTTTCCGCATCAATATATTCCATGGCTTGAACACTGCCATTATTTGCGATCATATGGTTTTTAAATGTTTCATTCCACAATTCCTTTTCTATCATCTCTTGCATCAAATATTTATTTACCAAAATAAACTCACCTGCTAATGTTCTTCTACTATAAATATTACTTGTAACCGGTTCAATACATTCATTATAACCCAATATTTGAGACGTGGATGCAGTGGGCATTGGAGCCATCAATAAAGAATTTCGTATTCCATTTGTAATGATATCTTGTTTTAACGAATCCCAGTCGTAACGTTTGTTACCTGGATTAACATTCCACATGTCAAATTGTAAAATTCCTTTAGAAGCTGGAGAACCTTCAAATGTTTCATACGGACCTTCTTCTTTTGCCATGGTACATGATTCTTCCAAAGCTGCGTGGTAAATAGTTTCAAAAATATCTTTGTTTAGTTTTTTCGCTTCCAAACTTGAAAAAGAAAGTCCCATAATAAAAAATGTATCAGCTAACCCTTGTACGCCAAGTCCGATAGGTCGATGTCTCATATTGCTTCTCTCTGTTTTAGGTGTAGGATAGAAATTCACATCAATTACCCTATTTAAATTGCGCGTTATCACACGAGTAATTCTATGAAGTTGTTCAAAATCGAATATTTTGGTAGTACGATCAATAAAAGCAGGTAACGCAATACTAGCTAAATTACAAACTGCGGTTTCATCTTTATCCGAATATTCAATGATTTCCGTACATTGAGCTGTGCGTATTCCGTTAAAAATCGCTGCATTTCGTAACGGTTCTGTAAAGCAATACGAATCATCTATTTTTTTGGATTGTACTACTTTTATAATACGAACATTTTTATTCATTTTTTCTAGTTCTTGTTCAGAAAGTGGTTCAGGATTCCAATCAAAAGTGGAAAACTTTAAAGGATCAGATAAATGACCCAAAAATCGTATCTGAATCATTGATATTATTAATTCACCATTATATTTACATTCGGTTTGTGCTTCATTGTACATACGAATGATAGTGTTAATTCCACATGTTTGAAGCATGAATTTCAAATCTTCCAAAACAACACGAGATATGCTTTGTATTCGAACATGGTCATCACCATGTTTTACAGCAACGTCCATAAAAGGTTCTACAAATGCACTGAACCATGACATTTTATCTTTTAAAATATAGTTTATTGGAACACGAATATGATCAATTCGATCATCCATTGCCAAATGTTTGATACCATCCTTACATCCTTGTTGTTTTACATCCGCGTCTTTTTCGAAAGATTCAATACCATCAATAACAGGAAATGAACATCCCTCTAGTAGGTCACCAGATTCCAACTCTCGAGCTTCTCTCAGTTCAGAACCACCAGTACCATTTCGAATAAAGAATTTATGATAAGGCGTACATTTCAATATCGACCCATCCGAAGTATGTACTTCCACAAATTTTACATCTCTACCAGTCATATTCACTACTACTCTACTAAATTCAAAACCATTCCATGCTTCTATATAGCGATTTTCTTCTCGAACACAATGAGGGTAATTTTCTGGCCATAAAGCATAAATAGGATATTGTCCTTCTGATGTGAGTACCATTGTTTCTGGCGATACGCAAAGGTTTGAAGATTTAATTACTCCTAAATTTTGCTGGTTTGATTTTTTGTTAGATGCATCTTTGAAAAGAAGATAAGGAGTACCTGTTTCCATTTGAGAATCTAATATTTGAAACCATAAGTCTCGTGCTGGCATTACTTTACGTCCTTTACCGTCTTTTTCGTATTTCTCGTAAAGTTCTACAAAATCATTTCCCACAACATCTGCTAGCCCAGGACATTCTGACGGACACATAAGAGTCCAATTTCCACCAGTTTTCACTCTCTCCATAAATAGGTCTGGTACCCATAATGCGTAAAACAAATCTCGAGCTTTGAGTTCTTCATCACCATGATTTTTACGCATTTGCAAAAACATTTCTACATCTGCATGCCAAGGCTCCAAGTAAATTGCAAAAGATCCGTTACGTTTTCCACCACCATTATGTACTATACCATTGTGAATCATATAATCGTGAATTTTTTCCATTTGAAGGTCATACAGGGTACCATGATATTCTGATACTTTGATTGATTTTATTCTTGAGAATAGTAAGTTTCCATGACGTAAAAACTTGAAAAACCGACCACGATCTTCTTTGGGGGTTTCAAGTAAATCGCAAATTTCTTCAGTCTTTGGAATCTTTAATACAAATGATTTTTTGTGTTTTGTAATAGATCCAGTTGTTCCAGTATTCGTGCGCCCATTTTTATTACGAGTATAACCACTCGTTAAAATACCCATGCGTAATAGCAAATACCTTAAACCTTCAATTAACACCCTAGATGTACTATCAAAAATATACTCCTTTTGTTTGTAGGCATATGTATCTACTAATCCTTTTACTATATACTTTGCTTTGTCTAACGGTAAATGTAACCATCTATTAGAAATACGCTTTTCTTTTGTACAATCATACATATCACTATATCGAAATGGCATGGCAATATTTTTATTCCATATTATTCGCATAGTAGCTCCTTCACATTTATTTACTGTATATTCTATAAATTTCTTTTCAAAGTATTTTATGGCAACCTGTAATATATTGTCTTTATTTTGTTTCTGGAGTGAAATATATCCATTTAAATACGTGTTTGACATACAACCATCCGCTAGTAAAATACCATACATGTAACAATCGTCAGCAGTAATCTCTACAATATCTTTCTCATAAGATGGAATTGTATAAACTAACATGTCCTTTGTAGTAACTTCTTTTGCGTCAATGAATTCACATTTTATTATTCCTTTTTCAAGATCATTTATTATAGTGTTATAATTTAGAGTTTTATCTAGATTTTGTAAAACATACAATGGATGTTCAGGCGTAACACTTAATGGTTCAATACTATGCATGTTATTAATATGAAGAATTGGACCTTCATAGGGATGTTCCAATACATTTTGTATTACTTCTGAATCCCCTTGACTATTAAATATTTGTGTAGAATCTGCAACAACATCTTGTATTCTCATAGGTTCTTGAGTTGAATATATCCACGTATCAGGGGCAACACATTGATCAACATATTTTGCAGTATTATTGAATACTTTTAACATAGGCACAATGCCATTTGAAGTTCCGTTTGTGCCGCGAATTTGACTACCGGATGCTCTTACATTATGAATATGAAGACCGATTCCACCAGCCCATTTGGAAATTAGCGCACAATCTTTTAACGTATTGAAAATACCATCAATACTATCTTCTTCCATTGACATTAAGTAACATGAACTGAGTTGAGGATTTGGAGTTCCTGCATTAAAAAGGGTTGGTGTCGCGTGTGTGAAATATTTATTGGACATGAGGTTATATGTTTCAACCAACCTGTCCCAATCACGATCATGAATACCCATAGATACGCGTAACCACATATGTTGTGGTCTCTCGACAATCTTTTTATTGATCTTCATCAAGTAAGCTCGTTCTAATGTTTTGAACCCAAAGTAATCAATTAAATAATCTCTTTGATAATCGCATAAGGAATCCACTTTTTCTTTACCGTAAAAACACATGGTTTTATAGAGAGTTTGAGAGATAAGTGGATAATGAACACCATGTTGATCCTTGTAGTTGTACAGATCTTTCATCACTTGAAAAAATGACGTTTTTGTATTTTTATGATGATTAGATACGGTTATTCTTCCTGCTAAAATATTATAGTCTGGATGAGTTGAAGATAATGAAGCACATTGTTCTGCGGTAAGCTCATCTATTTTAGTAGTGGATATACCGTCATATAATTGATCAATTACTTTCATGGCAAGAGATGTATAGTTAATTTTTATATTTGCTTCTTGTCCCACTTTCTTAATACGCTTCAGAATCTTGTCAAACGACATTATTTCACGGTGGCTATTGCGTTTTGTGACATACATATCTGAATCATGATCCATTTTAAATAAATTATATACATAAGACATCTAAAATATATTTATATGCTTTCGCAAATGTAAGAACTTACGCGTATTAGAACACTGTCTCTAGAGATTTATAGTGGCATTAATATAAAGATAAAATGTTTATTATTGTAAATGAGATGTATTCTATTATGCATTTGCCTTAGTATAGTACAATCTTTTTATTATAGGTCACCTCTACAGACAAACCTTATTTTACACTCACAAAAGAAATATCCTTTCTCTCAACAATACTTTGAAAATTATATGAGGCGATTAAATTCGAAAAATGTTACAATACGTGATGAGGCTATAATGAATAATGAAAAACAAACATTCAATAGCTATAAAGAAAATATTGAAAAGAATCATCCAGATATTTTCAATAACACATATATAGATGAACGTGAAAAAGAAGACTTACTGAGAATATTTGGCGACATACCTCCTATATACGATGAGCGTGGTGGAATATTATATCATCCAAACGAAATATCTAACGAACAAAATTTATATGATGACGTACCACAAGAAGAACGAAGAAGAAGGGCTCGAAATGACCCCAAATACACCTTTATAATGAATCAGCCTCGTGAAAGCAAGAGAGAAAAGACAAAAAATTCAGAAAATTTCCAAATTGTCGATAATATTACAACCAGTTTTGCAGATGTTGGTGGTTACGATTCTGTAAAACAAGAGCTGTATCAATGTGTAGATATTTTGCAAAACTATGAAAAATATTCTCAGTTTAATGTTCGCATTCCAAAAGGACTAATTTTGGAAGGACCCCCTGGAAACGGAAAAACTCTTTTAGCAAAAGCATTTGCTGGAGAAGCAAAAACAAACTTTATTGCGGTTGCTGGAAGTGAGTTTCAGGAAAAGTATGTTGGTGTTGGCTCATCGCGTATAAAAGAATTGTTTAAATTAGCAAAAGAAAATAAACCGTGTGTTATTTTTATTGATGAAATAGATGCTTTAGGTAG